GCCTTTTCTTGCGCGACTAGGTAGCACGACGACTTGGTTGTGAAGCGGTCATTGTTTTCCATCAGTGCTTGCTCGCCGGTGGCAAAGACTATCCAGAAATGTAAGACCCAGACTTCCATATCACCAAGCCTTACATGACCAGTAACGTGCGCTAGTCTTGGGTCCGGGGTTGTCGCAGTTGTGGCGAGCGCGGAAAGACTTGCGACGAGCTGGTATGTTTTTCTTGATGGTCATGCTCTGGTCGCCAAAGCGTACAACCTTAGTCGAGTTACCATCCTTCACGCAGACGGCAGACTTCTTTGAGGCGCTTGGAGTTTTCCAAGGCTTGTTAATTTTCTTGCCCTTGCAAGCGCCAGATATTCTACCCTTTGTCATCTTCGTCTCCGCTCATTACAGTAAACAGTTTAACGATGTTGTCGGGCGTGTCGTCCTCACTCGCTTCTTTTTCCAGATACTCTGCGTCCATACAGGGCCAGCCGTATTGCATGAGATAGCCCTCGTAGATAAAGGCGAAGTCGTTGAGGCGCATCACGACTAAGCTGTCTTGGGTTTTCATATTGTTGCGACGCTGCATCACGACGGGCATCTCTGGCGTGTCAGATTTATGTATGCCAGTCTCGGCCTGTTGCATTGCTGCGTAGGGTTGGAATTTTTCTGTGCGCTTCGCCTCGACCCACAAGTCTGGCGTTCCGATTAAGTCTGCGCGACCACCGCCTGTATGTATGACCCACCTCCCGATAGGGGTGCGCGTGTGACTTTGCCTTCGCCGCCGAACAATCGTCGGTCTAACCACTTGGCAAGCTCTCGCTCGTAGCCGTCGCCTTTTCTCTTCTGTTTACTCACGTCGGCTCTCCTGTTTATTTAAACTGCCAGTCGTCGGGGATGCCCATTAAGTCTGGGCTTTTGCATTTGTTGCAGACGTATTGCCAACGTGGTCGAGAGGCCGTCGACTTGCACTTGATGCAAGGGCGCTCCCAGTTATCAACTTCGGATTGGTTGGCGGTGATGGCGTACTTCGCACCGTTAAATTCAGCGAGGCCTTCTCGGACTAAGATGCGTTTAATTGTATCGGAACAGCAGCCAAATCGACGGGCCATTGCGCGGTAAGAATAATCGTGGTCGAGCATGTATTCCAATAAGTCCCGCTCACCCTGCGTCAGGGTAGCTCGGACAGATCGCATAGGTTTTCCTTCACCTCCAATGCGGGAGACACCCCCGCCAAGGGGGGTGTCGGGTATGGGGTTTGTGACATGTAATGGGATTGACGAATGGACGTCCTTAGTATTTATAATCGCGTGAGCGTCGCAAGGTACTAATAGTTCTAACCGTTCAAACAAGGACAGTTGCTTCGCACTGTCCCCCCGCATGAGACTAATAGAACTTATAGAACTAATAGCGTTCACACCCACCTCCCAACTTCGTAGACAGGCAGACTGAGCTTGCGGCTTATGTCCTCAACCGACATGCCTTGCCCCGCATAGTAAGCAGCTTTTTGTTTCATGGATGCGGTGGACACGACGTACTGTGAGCCGTCGATTAAACTCTCAGCCCAGCCTATGAAGTGTGTCTCGTGCAGCTCTGTCGTCTGCCTGACCTTGCCGAAACTTATTTGACTGACCATGCGCAGACGGCTGTCAGGTCGTAGCCTTTGCTCAAGGAAACCGAACGGCGTCCACAACTTTCCATTGCCGTCGTACATTTCCAGATCGCCGTCCCACAGGCCAGCCTTCGCCTTCGCGTCGGCCTTGCGCTGGAACACCTGTGTCACCATCACTTGTGTATCAATGTCGGTGAGCTGCGCCGTGCTGCCAGCCTCACGACCAAGGCCATTTTCCCCCGGCTTATTGCGGTGGTGAACCATCACGACAGACGCGCCGAACTTATTGCGGATAGACTTAGCGACGTGATTAACTTTAAACCACTCGGATGCCGACGCTTCCTCTAACCCACCAAACGCATTGCGCACCGTGTCGATCACGACGATGTCGGGCTTGATTGCTTCCAGCCATTCACCCAGTAGACGAAAGCCTTCTTCGGTAGACAACACCATTTCGCCGCCATCCTCTGCGTTGATAAGAGACGGCGACCACATGTTGAACTTGTCCGACGTCTCGCCAAACATTTTCACAAAATTCTTAAACCGATACAGTATAGTGCGGCTTGGATTGTCGTAGTCGAGATATAAAATCTTGGCTGGCTTCGTTTCGTAAGGGCCGAACTGTTCTTTGCCAGCAGCCATTGAGGTTAGTAAGGCTTGCAGAAAAAAAGACTTGCCGTGGCCGTTATATCCCACGACCTGAGTAATCGTGGCGTTTGGAATGATCGGGTCGGCCCAGTATTCTGTCTCACCGATACTGTCGATCAGACGATCAATGTCCGAACCCAAGATGGGCTTGAGCCTACCAAGTCGCAGAGGTTTTTTCTCTTGGACTATCCGGTGGCCATCACTGTCGTAATCGCTGGGGTAGTTGCGACGGTCCATGTCGATTGCGCTGCGCACTTTAGTTTCTATCCAACGCTTCGTCTGGTCGGGGTCGTAGCCAGCCGAGTTTAGAAACTCGTCGTTAAAATCGAGCGCAGCCTTAAGGCAATCATCACCAATGATGCCCTGCCTCACCTTCTGCCCGACGTAACGAACCATCAAGGCGTCGGTCCCGTCACCGTCTTGGAGCTTGCGCCCAAGGTGGGCAACACGCACCTTCGTCTGGTCCCATATGCTCACAAATTCTTCGGGGTTGTGTAAGCCTACGCCGGACAAGTCGAGTGAACCGAAAGAAAATTCATCGCCAGCCTCAGTAGCCACGCCCTTCCAAGGGTGAAGGTCTAGGTCTTCCCAGTCAGCAGTTGTTTCAAATGTGTACTCGTGTTCAACGATTTCATCTTTTACTTTGATCGACGGGGGCATAACGACAAACCCGCCATCGCCACGAAAGTCTAGGCCTTCGACTTGTGGCCAGTCGCGGCCAACGCCGCCGACCTTATTGGCAAACCTCGTGCCTTGTCGTGGGTGCTTGAAGTAAAAGTGAGCGCCCTTTTTTGTGATGACTTTGTACGGTGTAGTCATCGCGTTCTTCTCGGCAAACTTAATGGCGTCTTCGTTGTCGCAATCAACAGCGACCACACCTGACAACTCACCAGTAATCAGACCGATGTTAAAATATTTTACGATGTTGCCCGACTTGGTACGCACCCCTTCTGTAAACCAATCGTCTATCATGTCGTCGGTGACGGGGTTCGTCTGCCAGTCCATCCACCCAAGCAACGGCGTCTTAGACGTCAGCGACAAAGGCATTATGTTCCAGCCTCGGTCATGTGCCTCAAGAGCAGCGGTGTAAGTGCGAGACTTAAATTTATCTAGGTCATGTTCAGTCAGCGTCTTGCCGTTCATTGATTGCATCCTCGAAATAATCGTTGAGTTTAAGGTTGGGGTAATGTTCTAACAGTCGTGCGATAGTAGGCGTTCCAAAGTAGCCTGTGCGGATCGCCCGATATGGTGCGGTCCTCGTGTTGCCTAGCAACTCAGCTACGTTGTTGACCCCACCGCAATCGCTGACAAAACGTGCGGCGTTGAACTTTATTGTCATCTTGTTTCTCCTTATGTACTCCCCTGCTAATGGTCAAAATACATCTCGTCTACATATCGTGTGACGTTTGTGACACAGAATATGACATATCTTAATTGTATCGTGGAAAATTTACAGATAACAATGGGGGACTTACTTCAACTTCTATAGGAGACTTCAATGTCCGATTGGGATACCGCCCCGTCCAAGGGGATTAACAACGCCAGCCCAGCTCTGGTCGCCGCCGTCGCAGAATATAAGAACGTGTCGGAGACGCTGGAAAAACTACAAGAAAGACACTCTAGTTTACTAGAAACCATTAGCGCCGAGTTCCCCGTCATGGCGGGTGAACAAGCAATCGACGTGTCTGGCATGACAGTCACTTGCAATCGTGTTGAGCGGTGGACGTGGGATGCTGAATACCTAGAAGACGTATTCGCAACCAGCGACATTCTGCCCGACCACGTCAAGAAAAAGCTGACGGTTAGCAAGCGTCTTTTCCAGAACCTTGAAGACGCAGACAAGGCGATACTTATGCCAGCACTCACGCGCACGCCGGGTCCAGCGAAAGTTAAGGTGATTGAGGTGTCTAATGTTTAGCCCACAGAACACAAAAGACGAGACGACTAGCTTTCAGAAGTCGTTGTTCTTCGCGCCTCATGGCTATGGAAAAACTACGCAGTTTAAATACTTGCAGGATTATTACGGCAAGGGTTTCATCATATCTGGTGAGAGCGGCCTGTCATCTATCCGCTCTGCGAACATAGACTTCTTACCGTTCAACAGTTGGAAAGGTAAGTCGGACCCGACGTCTGGTGACTACTCGTTCGTAGACATATTTCGCTGGATGAAAACGCCAGAGTTTAAGGCGCAGGGTTATAAGTGGGTTGGCATTGACAGCCTTACGGAACTGTCCAGCCACTCACTGAAATCTGCACAGCTAGACAGCGACGAAGAGGCTCAACGCCAAGGCAAGAAAAACGCCAACGGCTTTGAAGCGTGGGCTAAGCACAGCGCCAATCTTATCGGTGCTTGCAAAGCAATCCGCGACATGCCGCTGCACTTTCTTGTCACTGCTCTCGCAAAAGAAAGCCAAGACGAGAACGGCAACACGGAGCACTGGCCCTTCCTCGACGGCAAGGCAGTACAGCAAGCGTTGCCGGGAATTTTTGACAACGTCTTTGCTGGCGTGCGTGCCACGGCTGGCGATCAAGGAAACCAGCAAGTCATTCGCTACATAATCACCGACGACGTGAAGGGCTGGAAGGGCAAGGTCCGTGACGAGAAGCGGCGTCTTGCTCCCGTTGAGACGACAGGAAACGTGGTCGACTTGTTCAAGAAGATGGC